AACAAGAAAGTATGAGGTTCCTCTTCTTACGAATGTTTTACCCTGCACAGTGAATTGCTGCTCTCTGGATTCTCTCCAGGAGCGCATCAAATCCTCTCCAGAGCGCTCTCCAAGCTCTTTTACTTGCTCATAGGATAGGTTTGCCACATAGTGATGAAGATTAGTGGTTCCCTCTTTGCCTATGAGTAAATCCATGGGGTTTGTTTTAAACTCTGACCTTTTTGCCTCACTCCATATTTTGATTAGGCTGGACGTATCAATACTATCAGATAATTTGATAGGTTGGTTCGTCCACCAATCAGCCTTGTAGTTCCAGGTAAAACCGGATCTGATTTTTAGCTCATTGAAATCTCCTAGAACCTCAGAGCCAATTTTACCATACCAACCCATTTCGGCATTCATATATAGTTTTTCCCTTTCGGCTGGTGTTTGAAACTTAGCCAGCTCTAGAGAACAAATATGTTTAGGAGATACAAATGAAGGTATGAGCAAAACCTTCTTATACTTCTGCTTAGGGCCCAGATTCAATTTAGGAAAGGCCTTAACCACATTTTCTGTGAGGTATCCTACTTCGTTCTCTAAGAACCCAGGCATACCTCCTACAGTTAATATATCTTTAAAATACATTACTTTATCCCCGTGCCTTGCTCTATGGTTCTTGGCTTCCTCTTTAGAGAGTTGCCATGCCCCTTGATACTGGGCGTGTAGATAATAGTTATTCCATAGCTTCCTTTCTGCATATTCAGACCTAGGAAGTTTAAAATCCAAGCAGTCATCAAAGTTATCTAATACTGTGGTATATAGGGTAGGCCAGTCCTTGCCCTCAAAAAAGTCAAACACAGTACCCACAAAGTTAGAGGTTTTAGACCTTGCAAACCAGCCAAAGACTGGTATTCTTACAAAATCGAAATCATCCACTTTCAACCCCAGTTTGGACACTAAACGAGGCAGATTAATTTTGCTATTAAAATCGTTGATATTCATGCTAAAATAAGGTAAATATAAAATTATGAGTTCATTAAATTTTGACCAATCAACCGACTACTCCAATAAGGAGCTTTATCAATTACTCCGCGTTGCAGAACTTCCTGAATATGTGAAGACCGCTTCTGTGGATGACTATGATACCCTCCAAGGCCTTCCCAAAGAGGCGTTTGCGGATGAAGATCGTAGGATTTATCCCCTGAATAGTGCTGCCCGTACATATGTGAGTAATGCTTATTTCATCAGCAAGAAAGCTGATATAGAAAAGCTATACGGTGATGGGTATGTTCGTCAACTAGAAAACAAGATTAAAGAGGCCGCTGAGATATTCCAAATTGAGGAAGATATCAATAGTTACTCTAATGAGTTCACAAAACAGGCTAGCTCAGATTATCCAGAAACACACTTAGGTAACTTTGAACTTGCCGGTATGGGTGCTATGGATCTTTATCCTGTTAAAACCGCAGCTGACCTCAGGGAGAATATGGACCACATTGTAAACAACATCCATAACTATCCATTTGAGTGGAGAACCAAGCTAGCAGAGAATTCCGTTAAGGTTGCCGGTGAGCTGGGTGTGGACGAGGTTCCTGATCTGCTCCTTAAGTATGCCGGTTATTTCTATCCTGACTTTGCTGGTTTAAAAACAGAAGTCTGGAGAAGAAGCACAAAGCTCAAGCAAGCAGAGCATAAAGAGATGTATGAGAAAATCTCTGCAGATATCGAAAACATAAGCTCATCAGAAGAGGTTATGAAACTCGCAGAGACCCTAGCCCATATTGAGAATATGGAAGGTCTATATGATAATGTTAAAGTCGCACAGGTTCTTCGTGACCCTGTTGACATGATCTTCACGAAGAGCATAGAGAAAGTTGCAAGTGATCTTAACTTTGTTGAGGCTCACGGCGACAAGTATCTCATTGATGACCTTCAAAAGGTAGGTAAGGACAAGTATGAGGAAGCTTTTGGATTCGACCTGGATCCAGCAGATTCCACAAAGCTTGCAGAAGTATTCCCTACAATGCCACGTTCAGACATCAAGCTGTTCGAAGAGATCTCGGGTATCCGCCCAGTATAAAAAAGTAAAAAAATAAAATAATACCTCCCACGCCTCTCACTGAAGCGCACCAGGGAGGTTTTTTATTGTACACACAATATGAAGTATGAGGTAAAGGTTAAGAGAATATATACTACTATTATATCCGTGGAGGCTGATGCCCCCTGGGATGCGAAAGACAAAGCCGCCGAAATACTACGTGTAGGTAAGTACTCGGACGGATCACAAATACCTACATTCAAACCAGAAAACACACTCCCACAAGTAGAGTGGGGTTTCTGGGAAATATAAACACACAACAAATGGAAGCTAGAATTAAAGTACTTTGGAATGACTGCGGACATGTTCGTAGATGGGGAGCAGACGTATACAAATGGAGTTGGAAAAACGGACCAGATCTTGCAGATGTTCTACATCAATGCAGAATGGAGGGTTACAACACTATGGTGCACGCTGATCCTCAGTTATGGCACAAAACCTTCTTTAAGGCTTACTGCGAGGTTCATACTCTATTAGATAAGCCATATGCGAAGCCATATGTGAATAACCAAGAAAATTACGAACCCTCTGAGTTTGATCTGTGGGCTAGAACTTCTGCACGTATTTATTTCTCAACCAGAGATGCTACGGAAACACCATGGACAACCAACAGGGTACAGTTCTACGACTATGTGCACACCCCTGTAGAGCACGTGGTATGGGCGGCAGCAGCAATTAAAGCAGTATACGATCAGGGTAAAGATTACTTTATCTTGAACCATGCTTAATCTACAACTTGCAAAAGATATGAAACATTGATATCTTAACAAGAATTAAGATTTAACGCAGAGTAGAGAAACGGTATCTCGCAACGCTCATAACGTTGAGACAGCAGGTTCAACTCCTGCCTCTGCCAAATCTAATAAAACCTAAATGAAATCCTCTAAGGAAATATTAAAAGATCAAACTGCTCCGCTAATGGCTTTGGCCTACGTTATACAGGAGGAATTTGGCGTGGACTCTTTCACCTGGGAACCTCAACTTCTCAGAAACGAGCTAGAGACTAAGTATGACATAAAGATAACTGATCTGCAGTCCGATAAGATTCAGGCTGTGATTGTTATGTTAACCACAGATATGTATGAGACGGATGTGCGAACATTCGAAGTACTCAATAGTTTAACAAATCATAATCATCAAGATTTTGAAGACTTCGAGCCCTCAGAAGCAGAGGAGATCGTTATTGGAATTACAGAAGCACTATTGCTTAAAATGGAACAGCTAGAATATAGTGACTCTGTTAAAGCTTATGCTGGCTGGGTATTTCATGAATACGGTTTTTGCAAAGCTCCTGATATCTTTCCTAATGCTATCATGCCAGAAGGTTTCCCGACCGACGGAGATGACAAAGAAAAGAATCTGGCGCTAGAAGAAATATTTAATATGAAAATTGATAATGTGACGAAATATATGACAGACATTAAATAAAGATGAAAAAAGCACACACAGACCTATTCGACCGTCCGTCTGGATTAGGTGACACTAGAGTAGAATACTTATATAATAAAGAAAACGGAACATTACCATCTAAGGTATACGTTGGAGATCCGCTTGATTTAGAAAAGACTAGCCAGTTTATATCTGATAATTTTGATCCATTAAATTCAGAATTTGCGTTTAAAGGGGGAAAACTATCAGAATCAGGATTCTGGCTAGGTAAAGGAGAATATCTGGATATTATTCTTGAGGTTAGCGATTACGGAAGATCAAGAGAATATCTGCCGTACATTAGCGAAGAAAGTTATAATCTTAATAAACCTAAACAAGTAAAAACCTGCTCTGTTCAGGCTTGTGGTGGCTCCCCTGAAAAACTAAAAAAGTTAGGTGAGGAGTTGTCTAAGTTCAAACATGAAGCAGAAGCAAAGATATACCTATTAGTAAGCGAACATGGGGATACAGATTTACGGCCACTAGATGTGCCTGTAATAGACACTAACCTTGATTTGAATTACGGTACTGAGTTTAAAGAAGTACATGATAGTGTTATAGACTCATTAAAGAATAAATCCTCTGGTTTATACCTGTTTTATGGGGATCCAGGCACAGGTAAATCCTCGTATATCAAACATCTGCTATCAACAGTAAAAAATAGAAAGATTGTTTATATCCCTATTAGCCTTATTGATAGCCTGACATCGCCAAACTTCCTGCCGCTGCTCATGAGTAATAGGAATATGATTCTTGTTATAGAAGACGCAGAAAAGGCACTATTATCCCGGGAAGAAGATAGAGGAAACTCATCATTGGTATCAACCATACTTAATCTTACGGATAGCTTTATAAGCAGTACCTTGAATGTAAGTATTATTGCTACATTCAACACCAAAAAGGAAAATCTTGATAAGGCCTTGTTAAGAAAAGGCAGGTTGAAAGTCAGTCATGAGTTCAAGAAATTATCGGTAGAAGATAGTCAGAAATTAATAGACTCTCTAGGTATACAACATACTGCAACAGAGAGTATGTCTATTGCTGACATCTATTATTTAGACGAAGATAATCGTCACAAAGAAGATAAAGAAGAAGATAGAGTTATTGGCTTTGGTAAGGCTTAAATAACATCTCTTGCACTACTACTTGCGCCCTGGAGACTAATATCTCCAGCGGCCATGTAGGCGGCGCAAACAGCAAACACAAGACTGTGCATTGCATCATCAGGCTGGTTAGGGTTGTGGTTATAGAACATTTCCTGACCGTACATACCATCCTTTACTTCTACATAAACATTTAATAAGTCCTGCATATAGTCGGACACATCCTCCCAATTAGGGAACAATATTTTACCTGCCTTTATTTGGCGTATAACTAATGAAATAACATCAGATCTATGTAGCACCCAGCGGTTTTGCCTCCAATCGTAATCTCCCATATCAAAATACTGAATAACTTTACTTCTCCTATATGTTGCTAATTGCGAACGTGTAGGGCTTGTTAATTCACACAGTTTAATTCCTCTGATAGGGTCAGGACCGGAGTCAGCCACACAAAAGGCATTATAATCATTAGCTAATTCTGAGATGTTTCTAATGTGCCCTTCATGATCAAATCCATTGAATATCTTTACATAGAAAACCTCAAACACTCCATCGTTTCTCATGGCTCCTGCAGTGCATATAGTTCTGCTTTGAACCATAGAAACACCCCAATCCACTCCAACCGTGTATATCTTATACATTGGCCGGTTCTTTTCATGAATAAGCTTTTGACCATTACTATCCAACATCTTACCTAACACACAAACACGACGAAGTTCTTCTTCTGTGATGGGTTTTGTACCCATATCAAAAGTAAGCCCAAACACTTCGTTCATTATCTTTTTATGATCGTACTTACCACTAGTACATTTTTCATAAATTTCTTTCCACTCTTTTTCAGTTTCATTAAAGAATGGCAGTATAGGCTGCGCTAGATGATAACCAGTCATCAGGAAGTTAGTAGGATTTCCTGCCGCCCATTCACCATCTCTTGCATTAATAAGTTTAGAGCACTTAGAACAACTCAAACCGTGCTCCAAAATCATTTTCATTGGGTCATTACCCTCTGTGAGACTATTCCAATGACCACATCCACAGCGCATCATCCACTCAAGCTGATTCGTTGTTTTCCATAAACTATGAATAGTATTCGTGCTATCCAAAGGAGTACCTGCGAAGATCTCTCTTTTGTAAGGGCTCAATGCCATAGTTTCCTGGATAATAGGAATCTGGTCATACATCATGTCTTGCACCTCGTCATAAACAATACAATCAACCGCAGGTCCACGGACTCGCGTAGCATCATCTTTAACATAACGAAACAAGATACTGCTTCTGGTATCGCCCATAATTTTTTCAAACACATCATTCTTATCCCAACCTTTCACCAACATATTCTTAACCTTAGGGCTATCAAATCTGGGTGGAAGGTAATTACTAGAGAAATACTTAACAGTTAATTCCTGAGGGCCAATATAGAGCATCTTGTAGTAGTTCCATCTCAACATATTCAAGCACACAAAATTACTCAAAAGTGTACTCTTTAAAGTTTTACGACTACACTTAAGGAGCAGTTTCTGTGGCATGTGGTCATACACATGTTTAAGCATCGGGAAATCAGTTAAATCTTGAAGCCTCCCCTCGTTATCGAACAAATAGTTCTCGACAAAATGAGAGGGCGGAAGTACCGAAAACATCAGCTGTCGAGCGCGAAAAACAGCATCCTTGGTACCAACCTGGAAAAGTTTTTCTATAGTATCTTTGACATCAGAATGGGACATAGAACAAGAAAGAAGTTAAGTAAAAAACCGCAACAAGGCAACAACTTTGTTGCACTATATGATTTTACATACAGATCATTAGATTCGCTAATATCCACCCTAACACCTAAAGTGAAGGGAAATAAAAAATATTATCCAATCTATGGAAAGAAGTAGTGTATAATTAATTAATGAGCAAAACAGCAATATATTATAAAGTTAGAGACAGACTTTGCGGCTATGTAGAACCGATACTAAATCCGTTACTTAGTAAGTATTATACAGATAGCAGCAAGTCTCAGCAACGCAAAGAGTTAACGCATATTCCTGAACCTCCAGTTCAGAAACCTATGCAACAACCACCACGACCTAAAAAGGTATAACCCTTCAAAACAACACACACATTGAAAAGAAGAAAAAAGAAAAAGGTTAACAAAAAAATAATTAAGAATGAGACTCCTCCCGTTAAAAGAGGTAGGGGTAGACCTAGAAAAGAGGTTAAAGCTGTAGAGCCAACTCCGGCTAAAAGACGTGGAAGACCGCCAAAGGTTAAAACACCATTGCCGGCTCCACTTAAGAAGGAAGACAAGCTAGCAGGGTTTAGAAAGCCCGTGAAGCTTGCTATAAGAAGCAAACCTGCGATGGGGTACAATGACACCCCGCAATCTCCTCAGGAGCTACAGATAGCCTCACACCCATTATATAATGGCTCTGTGTGGTTACTCTCCAAGCTGCCGCCACATGAGGAGGAGTATATTAAGAAAATGGCTAGAAAGAGAGGCACCACTCCATTAAACACTATTATGGAGCATATCCTTGATTTCTTTGCCATAAGAGGCACAGAACTTGGTCAAGCATTAAAAGAAACACACAAACCCGTATAAAATGGAATTCACACAAAAATTCAAAAACTATTACAAAGCACACTATCCTAGCCTGTTCATCCTAACCCATGAGGAGGAGAGGGTAGTAAAAGATATCCTGGAGCTATTCTCCACGGATGAGGTAACAAAGATACACACCTGGGATGCCCAACGTGGATTGGTTAATCTTAAAGATACAAATCAAATTCACCCAGAAGGGCTAAATAACAGCACAGAGCTTCTCAAGTATCTACAGAGCTACAGAGAGGAGGATAATATCTTTATCCTAAAAGACTTCCACCTTCACTTCGACAAGGTGATTAACATCCGCCTGCTCAGGAACCTTTGGAATATTCTAAAGACCAAGGGTAACATGTTGGTTCTTGTTGGCCATAAATTCGCAATACCCGCGGAAATGGAAAAAGAGATTCAGTTGATAGACTACGATCTCCCTGGTGCAAAGAGCATAGAGGAGCGTCTAGCGTTTATTATTGATTCTGTTAACAAGGCCCGGGAGGACAATAAAATGGACGCCCTAGTGGTTCCTGAAGAAATCAAAGAAGCGGCAGTAGAAGCAGCCAAGGGTATGACCTTTGGTGAAATTGAGAATGCTTTTGCTATGGCATACACCACCACGAAGAGCTTTGAACAGCCATTTGTGGGTACGGTATTCGATGAGAAGATTCAGCAGCTGAAGAAAAACGGACTGCTAAC